AACTTTAAGATATATGGCAATAACAACTTTGTCGCTCAATTCATCCAAGATAAGTTTCCTGGTCAAATCAAATATGATCTAAAACGTATCGAGGTTGGTAATATTGATATCGAGGTTGCATCAGATGCTGGTTTCCCAGAGCCTGGTGAAGCTAATCATCCTATCATCTCAATCGCATACAAGAGCAGTAAGTCTAAAGTTTATCACGTTTGGGGTCTTGGTGAATGGCGTCTAGAAGACTGTGAACTTGACATGGATGGCTGTATGATTCAGTACCGCCATTGTGAAAATGAAGAAGACTTGATGCTAAAGTTTCTTACATACTGGCATGCCAACTGTCCCGATATTTTGACTGGTTGGAATATTCGTCTATTCGATGTTCCTTATATGATCAATCGTACTATTCGCATACTTGGTGACAAAGTAGCAAAGCAGTTCTCTCCGTTCGGCATCACTAAGTATCGTAAGATTGGCATCAAGGGTAAAGAGATGGACGCATACGAAATCTATGGTGTCCAGCAAGTCGATTATTATGATCTATTTCAAAAGTTTGGTTTCACGTACGGCACTCAAGCATCTTATGCACTAGACAACATTGCCTCTGTAGTTCTCGGCACTAAGAAGTTGTCGTATTCTGAGTATGGTTCTTTACACGGTCTATACAAAGCCAATCACCAGAAGTTCATCGACTATAACATTCGTGACGTTCAGGTAGTAGATCAGATTGACAAGCAAACTGGCTTAATGGATCTAGCATTGATTGTGGCATACAAGGGCGGTGTGAATTATAACGATGCGTTCGGTACTACTGGCATCTGGGATTCAATCATATATCGATACTTGCATGACCTTAAGATTGCAGTACCACCAGCTGTTCGTAAACACAAAGACCCGTATCCTGGTGGCTATGTGAAAGAGCCTAAAGTCGGTATGACTGAGTGGGTAACTTCATTCGATTTGAACTCTCTATATCCAAATCTTATTGTACAGTACAACATGTCACCAGAAACCTTAATACGTGGTGGTGATGATTTCACTGTTAGTGGCGTTGATCACTATCTTAAGAATGCTGTGACAGATGAGCCAAGACAGCGCAATCTTTCTGTTGCGGCAAATGGTTCTATGTACAGTAAAGAGAAGCGTGGTGTTTTCCCGACTATCATTATTGGTCTGTATGAAGAACGTGCTGTTATCAAGAAAGAGATGCTTCGACTTAAGCAAGAGAATGAGAATGCTAATACTGCCGAACTCAAACGAGAAATAAATAGACTTGAGAACACTCAGCAGGCTATTAAGATTTTGCTCAACTCGCTTTATGGTGCTTTAGGCAATCAATACTTTCGCTATTTCGAAATGGTTATTGCAGAAGGTATCACTCTATCTGGTCAGCTATCGATCAAATGGGCAGAGCAAGCCATGAATACTGCGATGAACAATATATTGAAGTCTGATGATGATGATTACGTTATTGCTATGGACACTGATTCGTTGTATGTTAACATGGGACCTCTTGTCGATGCAGTGAAGCCTAAAGATCCAGTAAAGTTCATCGATCAAGCATGTGAGCAAAAGATTGTACCTATTCTAGAGAAAGCATATGCTAGAATGTTTGACAATATGAATGCATACGACAATCGTATGGTTATGGCACGTGAGGCTATCGCAGATAAGGGTATATGGATGGCAAAGAAACGCTATATACTTAACGTACATAATAATGAAGGCGTTCAGTACGCCGAACCTAAACTCAAGATCATGGGCATTGAGGCTGTTAAGTCTTCTACGCCACAAGTAGTCCGTGACAAATTTGTAAAAGCATATCGAATTATGCTGAACTCTACAGAGAAAGAATTGCAAGCATTTGTGAAAAACTTCTATGAAGAGTTTAAATCTTTACCACCTGAAGATGTATCATTTCCTCGTGGTGTGAGTGACATTGAAAAGTGGCGAGATAAGAATACCATCTATAAGAAAGGTACTCCTATTCATGTCAGAGGCGCATTACTCTTTAATATGAAGTTGAAGAAGCACGGACTATCGATGGAAGAAGTCAAGAATGGTAGTAAAGTCAAGTTTTGTTATATGAAGATGCCAAATCCTGTGATGGAGAATGTAATATCTTTCCCACAGTTTTTGCCAAAAGAGTTTGGTCTAGACGCTGATATTGATTATGAAACTCAATTTAACAAGACGTTCAAAGAACCGCTGAAGATGGTATCCGATGCTATCAATTGGGAACTAGAACACATAAACTCCTTGGAGGGATTTTTCTCATGACAGACGATATATTTGATTTCGGCTTTACTGCCGTTGATGAAACAGAACTAGAGATAGTTCAAAAAGCACAATCGGATCTAACTGATCTGAATCACACAGCAGAGGATGCACAAGGTAAACTGGATAGATTGTACAATGCAATCACTCCACTACTCAGTAACCTCAAAGCTAACCCAGAGAAAGAGTACATTCTTTGGCCTAACCGCACTGCAAAAATCGACCAGTTCGAGCAGAAATTGTTTGACATATACAACGGTTAGTGTTATACTAGTACAAGTAAATAAAATTTAAACTATGGAGAATTATAATGTCATCATTGATGGAAAAACTAGCTAGGAACTCGACTATCAAGTCCACAGCTCCTATTATGGACTCGAAAGTGTTCGGTAAGAAAGACATGGCACCAACATCTGTGCCAATGGTAAACGTTGCTCTGTCTGGCAGAGTTGACGGTGGCATCTCACCTGGACTACTGATGTTAGCGGGTCCATCAAAACACTTCAAATCTGCGTTTGCGTTGCTTATGGCAGCCGCACACCAGAAGAAGCATAAAGACGGTGTAATCTTATTCTACGATTCAGAGTTTGGTACACCACCAGAATACTTCAAGTCTTTCGGCATTGATATGGATCGAGTTATTCATACACCGATTACTGACGTTGAACAGTTGAAGTTTGATATCACTAAGCAGTTGAATGACCTCGACAAGAAAGACAACGTATGTATCGTAATCGATTCTATCGGTAACTTAGCGTCTAAGAAAGAAGTAGACGATGCGATGGATGGTAAGTCTGTAGCTGATATGTCACGTGCGAAGCAGATGAAATCTCTGTTCCGTATTGTAACGCCTCACTTGAATCTTAAAGATATTCCAATGATCTGTGTTAACCACACATACAAAGAGATTGGCTTGTATCCTAAAGATATCGTATCTGGCGGTACTGGTGCATATTACTCTGCTGATGCCATTTGGATTATTGGTCGTCAACAAGATAAAGATGGCACTGAGATTCGTGGATATAACTTCGTCATTAACATCGAGAAGTCAAGACACGTCCGTGAGAAGTCTAAGATTCCAATTATGGTTACCTTTGAAGGTGGTATCATGAAGTGGTCTGGTCTACTTGAAGTTGCTGAGAAGGGTGGTTATGTAGTCAAGCCTAAAGTTGGCTGGTACGAAGCATTGAATCCTGCAACTGGTGAAGTTCTCTGTGATAAGATGATGCGAGCCAAAGAAATGGTAGATAACAAAGACTTCTGGTTAATGATGTTTCAGAAAACAGATTTAGCGAACTATATTGAGTCTCGTTATAAGATGGCTTCTAGCGGTCTTATGAGTGACGATGATAGTCAGATTCCAGAACACGTTGAAAAAGCACCTGTTGTTAATGTTGAGGAGACAGTAGCGAATGATTGAAACCACCGTTCTTGCGGGACTCTTACATAACGAAGATTATATGCGAAGAGTTGTGCCATTTCTCAGTGAGGAGTACTTCGGTGACTTCACTGAGAAGATGGTCTATAAGTCTATAACGGACTATATCATTGATTATAACAATACACCAACTAAAAGCGCCTTAAAGATTGCTATCGATGAGAAAAGCAATATATCAGATGATCAGTATACTTCGATTGTCGAACTCATTGAATCTTTGGAATATGATCCTAAGACTGATATAGATTGGATAGTTGATAAGACTGAGAAGTTCTGCCAAGACAAGGCAGTCTTCAATGCTGTTCGTGAAGCTATTCTAGTGCTAGATGGTAATCATCAAGACTTAGATAAGGGTTCTATTCCTGATCTATTGACTAAGGCACTTGGCGTATCTTTTGATCAGAATATTGGTCACGATTTTCTTGAACAGGCAGAAGATCGATTTGACTTTTATCACACAAAAGAAGACAAAGTTGCCTTTGATTTAGATTTGTTCAATAAGATCACTAAAGGTGGTTTGTCGAGAAAGTCTCTCAGTATCGCACTTGCTGGTACTGGTGTTGGTAAGACGTTGTTCATGACTCACTGTGCGGCAGCCAATCTTATGGCAGGTAAGAACGTACTCTATATCACTATGGAGATGGCAGAAGAAAAGATTTCTGAACGTATCGATGCTAACCTATTGAACACTACAATTGATGCTCTACAAGAAATACCTAAAGATGTCTACATGAAGCGAGTTGCCCGAGTTAAGGGTAAGACTACTGGTAAGTTGATCGTTAAAGAGTATCCTACTGCTAGTGCAGGTTCTGCTCACTTTAGACACCTATTGAATGAGTTGAAGCTAAAGAAGAACTTTCATCCAGATGTCGTGTATATAGATTATCTAAATATATGTACTAGTTCAAGAATGAAAGCTGGTGCTAACGTCAATTCTTATACGCTTATCAAAGCGATTGCTGAAGAGTTACGTGGTTTGGCAGTCGAGTTTAATGTGCCTATCTTAAGTGCTACGCAAACAACTCGTACAGGTTACAGTAGTTCGGACTTAAACTTAGAAGATACTTCTGAGTCTTTCGGTCTACCTGCAACTGCCGACTTTATGTTTGGTCTAATCTCTACTGAAGAGTTAGAGGGTCTAGGGCAACTAATGGTTAAACAGTTGAAGAACAGATGGGGCGATACGAATTACCTGAAACGTTTTGTAATAGGAATTGATCGATCAAAGATGAAATTATTTGATGCTGAAGACTCAGCGCAAGATTTAGTTGACGATACTCCTGTTGCTGACAAGGGCAACTTCTCTAATAGAATGAAAGAAGAGAAGTCTGGTGATAACAGTAGTGGTGTCCTATCATATAGAAAAAGAGTAGAAAAGAAGCCAAACTTTGGTGGATTTAAATAATAAAGGAATAAATGAAGGTATATTGGAATAAGTTCAAAAAGCTAATGAAATGTGGTAGAATACATAGAGTTTTGAATCAATACTTAGGGTAGGAGAAAGATATGTGGCTGTGGATTGTAAGTAACATTGCAGGATCATTACTTGGTGCGGCATCGACTAAATGGTTTAAAGATACCAAGGCTGGTCATTGGTGCTATAACAAGTTTGATGACATTGCGGATTGGGCAACAGAGCGATACGGCATCGATATTCTTGACAAAGAAGGTCTAGCTTGGAGAACCAAGTACCCTAATGTTGCCAAGAGAATTGATGAATTAGAAGAGAGATTATCTAAACTAGAGGAGAAGTAATGCTCTACTTGGTTAAGAAGGTCAACGTTGAGTTTCAGGTGTTAGAGGAATCTACTGGACTCAACATCTTTTCAAGTCCAAATCCCGAAGAGGCTGAGAAGATGAGACTGCTACTGAATAACGGTAGTGGCTTTGATGGCAATACTCCCACGTTCTTCGTTAAGGCAATACCTCAATAAAATGATAACCATAGGCGATTCCGC